TGCAAGGGAAGCCGTGCAAACTCCATTGGCATCAATTGCCAAGCCATTGCCAATCTTGATGCCACCCAGAATTGCAGCACTGGCCTTAGGCAAAATATAGTCACTACCAGCACTTGCACTGATGGTGCCGTCAGCCGTAACCGTGATTCCACTACCGATCTTCACGCCACCAAGAACAGTGGCAGTGGCAATAGCGGTAGGGCCAGCGGGTCCGACTTCACCCTGCGGACCAGCGGGGCCAGTGACAGAATCACCCTTGGGGCCAGCAACCCCGGGCTCGCCCTGAATGCCTTGAATGCCTTGGGGACCCGCCACGCCCTGTGGGCCTTGCACTGGGCCAGAGTCTTGCCATGCAGCCTTGGTATCATCCCAAACAAATCCCCTAGCTGGCTCGGGGGTCGAGACAACATAGAGATCGCCCTGAGTGGCAGAAGCTGGAAGGTCGCCTTGGGTAGCGACCGTGCCCATGTACTTAATGCCAAGGCCCGGTTGACCTTGAATGCCTTGAGGACCCTGAATGCCTTCTGTGCCTTGAATGCCCTGCTCGCCCTGAGGGCCAGCTTCACCAGCCACGCCGGGAACACCCTGAGGGCCAGCGGGACCAGCTACACCGGCCTCACCCTTCACGCCGGGTATCCCCTGCGGAATCTTGAATGACAGGGATGCCTTGTTCTCGTTGCCGACATTGATCACTTCGGCTGGCAGTCCACCTTCAATCGTGATCGTTTCGGCTACTTCGATTGTGGCAGCAAGGCCCGGTTCGCCTTGAGGGCCGGGTTCACCTTCACCCGGGGAGCCGGGAGGGGCAGTGCCGTTGGGCTGAATCCACAAGTCACCGACAGCCGCCGGGTCGGTTGGCATGGTGTCAGACACAATGTGTGCGGAGTCAGAGCCGCCACCTGTGGAGATGGGCTCCCAACTTGTTCCTGACCAGTAGTACATTGCGGCCATTACTTGTACTTCTCCTCGTCTTCTTTGAGTTGGCGAATGTGTTCGTCAAGCCATCTCTGAAGGGCACGATGCTCTGCGTCCATCCACCAGCCAATGGCTAGGCCGACTAGGTATCCAGAGATGAATAGCCCGCCAAGGATGATGGTTGTCCAGACGATGAGCGTGTTGATCTGCATCAGTAGGCTGCCTTCCATCGAATGCCAGAGAAGTTGCATTCGTTAGAGTTCAGGCCGGGGCTCACCCTGATGTCACGGCTGTTGTTGTAGACAGTGCAGAATCCGTAGGTGACGGCAGTGCCTTTATTCCGAATCGCCAGCGGATACATGGCCTCAAGTTCTGCAAAGGGAAACTGAGGGGGCATTCGGAGCGGCACCCATTCGTTGATTCCAGTGGTGAATGTCAGTGTGCCCTTCAACTCAATGAACCCGCCAAGCATTCGGGCTTGAATCTGCGTTGAGGTAGTTTCCTTCGTGCCTTCCATTCGGATGATTGGTGTCCAGCCAATGTCTGCCGGTGGCATTTTCGTGCCACCCACCAGCATCAACTTCACTTCATCCAGCACAGACTTCTTGAAAGCAGCGAGTGCTGGATCATTGATCGAACTGGCACCAACAGGACTGATCGCCGCCAGCTTGTCATCGACTTGCTTGCGGGAGTACAGCATCAGGGCCATCTGGTTGTCGAAGTCAACCTTGCTGAAAGCCTTGTCAATCTGCATGAAGCGGTCATCAGCCTGCTTCTGGGTGTAAACGTCAGCCCGGTAAGCGAACTGGTCAATGTCCACAAGCGTCAGGAACTTGGCGTCGGCCTGAGTCTTCGTGTAGGCATCAATCGTCGGAGCGGCCTTGCTCTCAAGTGCGCCGATGCGGCTAACAAAAGGATCGAAGTCTGACCGCAGGGCCACATAGTCGTTGACCATGCCAACTGCGAACACCAGCCGGGGGCCAAAGCCTTCTCCAGTATCGGTGTAAGTCAGAGCAACAGGGGGCAGGGCAGCGTCACCAAAGCCAACAGCTTGAGTCACAACAGTCTTGGCGAGGATAGCCTGCGTGTTGTCACTGATCTTGGCATAGGCAGTCAGGTCAACCGGGCCAACCTGAGAGATGATTTCAGTGATCTGCTCTGGGGTAAGCTGACCGCTCACAGCACCAGCAATGGCCTCGTCTACTTCGGGCTTGGTGTAGGTGCCATCCTTCACTTCCATGATGCTGTTCATCAGGGTGGTGCTAAGACCTGACACGGTGGTTTTGTCGGCCTTGAGTTCAAGACTCTCGCCAAGCTGGACGGCAACTTCGCGGGTCAAGCTCTCTATCCGCTGATGCTCTTGGTCGTTCTCCGAAAACGCTGTGTCCAACTCCGTCTTGGTGTAGGTCGTGGCTTTGTCAGCCTTCAGGTCGAGGGCGGCATCAACGTCAGGCTTCTGGGCCACAGTTGCAAAGCCCTGATTCAGGAGTCTGAAATACTCCCTGAACTCAGACTCCAATGTGCCGTACTGGCCTTGAAAGGCAGCAAGCTCAGACTGATCGGCCTTGCCAGCAACAACGCCATCAACCTCTTGTTTGGTGTAGTAGCCAGATAGGTCAGCCGTCACAGGGTCGCCGCCGGTCAGCGAGAATATGTCCACCTGCTGCGGATTGCCAAAAGCCTTGTCCAACTCATCGCTGGTCAGCTTGAGCCACTGGCCTTCAGCCCTCTGCATGACGATCATGGAGGGGTTCTGGGGAGTGGGCAGGCCCGCCTCGCTCTTGACGATCTTGGCGAACGAACTCAACTGACCAGACAACACGATGGTGGTCTGGTATTCCTGCCGCGTAATGGAGACAAGGGTGCCAACATCTTTGTAGTAGTGCAGCCCGTCAGCCAGAACTGCAAACGCATCCTCTAGCCCTTTAGGTGTGTCGGCCCCAGCGTCAGGAACTGCACCGGCGTGAGCGGTAATGGCAGCTTCTGGAATGGCAGCAATGGCATCGGTGACGAACTGTTCCGTTGCCAGACCAGCCGTGTCCACAGTGCCGCCGCCCAGAGGGATGGCAACCCACTCCTGCTTGTCCTTGTCGAAGTAATTCAGGCTTGGCATGGCTATCCCTTTGGATTGATCCAGATACTAGAGGTGGTCGTTGGGGCTAGGTCAGACACCACGAACGGCGGCTCGACAGTGGGAGCAATGCCGCCACCAGCCGGGTTCAGCCAAAGCGTGGAGAGGTTGCCCGGTGCGGTGGTGCCAACGTGGATGTTGCCGGTGTTGGCAAGCACCCAATCTTCAGTGGCAAAGAAGTTGTCTAGGCGGGAGCCCTTGGAGTCAGACCGCAGACTCAGCTTCACACTGCCATCTGCATCTTGGGCGATGTAGAGAGTGTTGGGGCCGTCCAAGTCGATGGCCTTGGGGGCAATGACCTTGCCTTTGATCTCAGCCAGAACGTCAATGGTCGCGGCTTGGGTGTCGGCAGTGGGGTCAATCCACAGGTCGCCAATCTCTTCCCCGGGAGGTGGCTCGACCTCGGAGACAATGTGGGCACCGGAGTGGGAGTCGCCGCCAGACCCACTGGCTATCCAAGGAAGCTGGGACCACCTCACCCACCCGTCGCCTACCTTGAGGTTCGGGCCTTCGGTGTTGCCGATTACATACCCCATCTCACCAGAGGCAAGGATCGGGTCGTTCTTCAGCCAGTTCTCAGCAGTGTCCTGACGAAACCTGATCCGCTGGTAGCCCCTCTCATCAGAGGCACAGTTGGGATGGGTGCTGGGTGTGGACATGGGACTCTCCTGCCCTATTTATGTCCCGGCCAGACAAAACTGAACCGCTACTTGCTGCGCTTCCACGCAGGTGCGTGTTTGTCCTTGACCTGACGAACGGCTTCTTGGCGGGTCAACTTGGAGTTACTCGCCATAGCCTGCTTGGCCAGCTTGTCCACGATCTTGGGATTCAGGGCGGGCTTTACGGGCTCGACCTCATGGCCCTGCACGTTTACGATCCCGCTGACGTTGAGGTTACGGGACTTGGCTACACGCTTGATGTCGCTTACAGAGTCCACCCAAGCCCCCGGGTCCATGTGCCCGCGTTTGTCAGCCAGCCCGCCCAAGTAATACTTGCCGTTGATGTTGATGCCCGCCGCCTTGGCTTCCCGTGCCATCTTCTTGGCCATCCTTGCCGGGATGCCGTCCATCCAGTTGCCGTCGAGCCGCCCCTGCATGAAGGCCCGGTCGGTTCCTTGGGTGCCCGGGGGTTGCTGGAGGGCACACATCTCTGCGAACCGGGGTGACTGCCCCGCGTTGACCATGCGGATGTAATGCTCTCGGACCTCCAAGCTGGCCCGCTGAATGTCAAAGGGAAGCTCAATCACGGTGCCATCTCCGGGGGAATGGGCTCAGGTGGCGGCACCGATGCCTCCCCGCCACCTTCCGGGGCCGGGGAGGCGGCATCGGCTGGTCCGGCTGGTGGCTGGGGAGGCTGCGGCGGCGGCTCGGGGATCATGTAAGGCGTGTAATCAACGTCGATGGCCTCGCAGTAATCCCTCAGAAGGGCATTCATCGGCCCCGGCATCCCCTGCATCACAAGTGGCTGGAGGACCGGGCCCAGCGTCTGGAGAGCGATCTGGAGGGCTTCGATACGCCCAGCCTTGTTTGGCTTCCTCGCGCTGCCCGCCTCAATGCGGTAGTCATAGTTCATGGCAAGCTGGCCAAGGCTCACTTGCTCTTGAAGACTCTTCCAGACCGATGCACCGATGGGGCCAAGCACGGGAGCGATGTCCTGTTCTTGGAGTAACCAACGGGCTGCCAGAGCTTCACGGCGGGCCAGCATGGACATAGCGTCCTCAAGCACGTTCGCCATATCGTCTGGCCGCACAGAAATCTGTTCCGACTTCACCTGCGCTTCTGCGGCACTTCTATAGGAATTTCTCGTCATACCGTAAGTGAGTTCTGTGAGTCCGACTCTTTTGTCGAACATCTCTGAAACGGCTTGGACAATCGTCCATAATTCCGGCGTGACCTGAGGAAGCTGGAGGACAGACACGATGTCATTCACCGACCGGCCAAGAGTCTCGGACAACTCAATGAGTGAGAACCCCGATTGCTCATGTCGGAGCAACTGTTCCTTGATGTCATCCCCCGCTGCCTTGCTCACGCCCACCATTGTCTTGGACGAGATCATCACCCGGGTGGCAAGGAAAGAAAGTGCCCAGTTCAGGAACTTCAATTCCGGCATCCCCGGTTTCATGTGGGAGATAGGCCACACTGAACCCGGCTTGCGGTGACACTGGAACGGAGTGAAAGGCCAGCCGTTGTGATCCGCGTAAAACGGGATGGGCCAGCGAGTCCGCGTGAACAAGCTGTTGGGAAGACCTGTCTCGTCAGGCTCCTCTAGGCCAATAGCCTTGGGAACATTCAAGGGGTAATCGACACCCTCTGCCACCACCAGATAACAGTTCGGGCCCAGCCCATCGAACATCTGGGCGAACTCTTTGGGGGAACCCTTGAGATTGTGGCCGAATCCAGTCTTTGACCAGATTTTCCAGTAGACGATCAGGTCGTTCGTCTTACCGTTCTTTTTCTTCATCTTGTAGCCACGGTCTTCTTCCATAGACCGGGCCACGAAGCTCTCCATGTGCCCCTTCAGTTCCGACCGCTCCAAGCCGTACTTCTCAGCCACCTCGGCAATCGGGTGAACACAGCGACGGGCACACCACAGGATGTCTTCCTGTTCGTCCGCGTCAGGGTCCAGAAGTAGGTTGTCCACGTTGTCGTGGAATGAACCGATGAGCCCAACCGGCGGGCCATCCTCGCCACCCATCTCAATCAGTTCGGTCCACCACACACCCATCCCCTTGAGAATGCCCTCGTCCACCACCTTGCGGGTGTGTTCCTTCAAGTTCAACTGGCCGGGGGTGTAGTTCAAGTACGCGCTGATGATTTCAGAGAACGCTTCCCGCTGCTGCTCGACCATGCCAATCTGTTGACTGGCTTGGATGTACTGCTCGACCTCCGGGGGCAGCATCGGCTGCCCGGTCATCGGGTCCATCTGCGGCGGCTGGCTCGTATCAATCCCAACAGCTTCAGGCGGGACGGGGGGGAACTTCTTTGCCGTGACCGTCCGCACCGGGTTGCGAGAATAGATGACTGAGCCGATGAGCTTCACAGCCTCGAAAGCACGGTTCACAGTCATGCGAAAGCTGGGGGGAGAAATCTTGGAGTAGGGGGCCGCACCCTCTTTCCAGAAGAAGTTCTCTCCACCATCGAAGAAATTACACGCTTCCTTGGCATCGTCCGAAAAAGCCTTCTTTGCCTTGCGGGCAAGTTCCAGCTTCTTCAGCCAGCCGGTGGAGATGCTTCTGAGGGCATCCTCCATCTGACGCTGTGGCACAACATCCGGCGGTGGGTCAGCCAGTTGGCTGGGATCACCACCGGACATGGGAACGTCTGGGTCGATGTTAGCTTCGCTCATCACAGGGACTCCAGTGCCTCAAACTCTTCAATGATTTGCTTGGCATTCTGGTGCGCCGCCAAGGCTTCTTTCTCTGTGCCAAACCCACCCAAGGAATGTTCCTTGCCGTGACGCTTGATTCGGGCAAAAAACCTTTCGCGGATTTTCCTTACACCGCGAGACTGCTTGTTGCGATTGTTCAGCGACCCACTGGCGGGACGAAGATTCTCCAGCCTGTTGTCGAGCCGGTTGCGGTTGATATGGTCAATCTGGCGGGGAGCCCAGCCATACTCAGCCTTCCACACCAAGCGATGGAGGTACTCCATGCGACTTCCTACCGAAGCGACTACATAGCCGTTGGTGTGGGTGCGCCACTTGAGCCCGCCAACCACTCCCTCAAAACGCTCGTCTACAAGAAACAGTGGCCTGACAACGCTTTTGCCGCGACATTCAAGGCTGCACCCAAGACAGCGGCTGTGCCCTTTTCGGCTGGTGCAACTGCCGCAATCAACGCACTTCCCGGGCTTGCGTGGCATAACTACCTCCCCCGGATGCAGGCATACCACATCCCGTTCGGACCTTGGGCGACACCCTGATCCATGATCTGAATTTGGCCGTAGTAACAGCACCTGCGGACGGCAGCCTCTGGGGTGGATGCCATACCTATCCCTTCCATCATTCCGCCGTTTCCGCCCAAATGGCGAAAATCCCCTGTACGAGCAAGAGCTTCCGCGACACCCTGAGCGGTGTTGGTAGCCGCCCGTGCCATGTTCTGGACCGGCTGGCCTTGCTGGTACTGGCGACGAGGCTTTGCGTGAGCTACCCCCGTCAAGATCGAACACATAGCGAAAGCCGTAAGAAGGCGACTCATTCGGCCACCTCCACTTCCGCCACCTCTTCCTTGCGGGGGCGACCGGGGCCACGGCGAACAGGCTCGTCACTGGGGGTGCGGGCCTCTGCCATCTTGAGCTTTGTCAAGAAAGGCTTGAGTTCCTTGATGATCTCGGTGGTCGGGTGGACCGTGAAACAGCCCCACTGGAGCCAGTTACCAGCGATCTCAGACTCACGCCAGAACGGATCGTCCTTGTGGCGAACGCTCTTCTTCTCAACAAGACCGGAGTTCTCGGAGAAGATCAGGATGGAGATTGTCTCTCGCCCCTTCTGGATCATCCAGCCCAAGCTGGGAGGGGTGGAGTTCGACATGGGGTCATCGTGCCACAACACTAGGTCGCCAATCGACAGTTCCGAAATAATCTGCATGGTTTTGCCTCCACCACGGGGAAAGGTACTGGCAGTAGCGTACTGACCCCCGGAGGGCGGGCAATAGTTACGCGACGTATGTCTGGGAGGTGTAACTTGAGGGGGCTAGGTACACCACGCTGGCTTCCTCGCCACGATCCCGCCGCCTCTTGGCAAGCCACGGCTCCCACCACGCAACCTCGGCCTTAACCTCTGGCTTGTGGTACTTGGGGTCTGCGGCAAATATGTAACGCATACAGTCCATCAAGTGAGACACAGACCGGGGGTGGGGCTTGTCGAGGACGATTGAGTGACCACCCACCACTGTGGACTGCCGCTTGTAACGCTTGATCTCTCGGATGAAGTTGGGCATGGCCCCTTCAAGGACCCGGAGGTAAGGGGTCCCCTTCGACCGGATGTGCATGGCGTTACGGACGCTCTCAATGCCAGCCATGATGTCATCGCTGCCGTGCATGAATGACGAGCCGGTAGCCTTCGACCGCACCCCAAGTAACTCAAGCTGTTCCGCGTACTGTTGGCCGGGGGACTTGCCGCCGCCGATGTCTGTCAGGCGGGCACCATGCGAGTCGATAATGAACGCATAGAACTGGGGCTGCCCTGCCAGCTTGGCCGCGAACTTCTCGGCAAACACCACGGCGGAACAGTTGGGGATGTAGAGTTCGTCATAGATCAGGACGAAATCCCCGGAGGGCGGGACTGCCGCGAACATCACAGCACAGATCGCATGGCCCGGGTCAATCGCCGCATACCGGCACCAGTCTGCGGGAATCTGACCTTCCGGCAGTTCCCTGCGGGAGAAGCCGTGGATGCCCATGTTGAAATTGCCGTACATCAAAACAGAGTCGAAGGTGAACTCGCCCTCCGCTCTCATCCGCAGGACTTCCTCGCCCTGCGCGGCCCACTGCTCCACTGCCAAGGCGCGGGCCTCTTTGGAGATGTGTTCGTTGTCGAGGAACCTCAGGACGAACTTCTTGGGGTTGCTGTGCCCTTCCTCTGCCGCTTTATCCGCCCGTTCGCACAGGCCGAAGAGTGCGTCATTCTTTGAGTGCGGGGTTGCCGACCACACCAGCCTTCCCTTGTAGTCCGCAAGACGAGCCTGCAACTCAGCCAGCCAAGTGCTTTCGGATGACAAGTCCTCGTCAATCCACGCGAGATGGGCCCGGTAGCCCTGAGGAGGATCGCCCTCAGAGCTAAAGAAGTAGATTTGCCAGCCGTTGGTCAGTTCGCAGGACTGCATATATCCAGCGGACTTCAGCACCCAACTGATGTTCTTGATCATCCGGGGTGGGATCAAGGGTGGGGATGGCTTGGCCTCGGACTCCCGGGCCTTGTCCGCTACCGGGTCATACGCGCGCCACTCTTTAGTATGGGCATCCTGAATGATCTTAAATGCGCCAGCCTTGAATAAGCCCCTGACGCAGACCATCCCGATGTGCCGCCAGTCGGCCCCCACCACCACCGCCGTGCCGTTCTCTTTCGGGTACTTGCCCTCGACTGGGTGCGTCCCGGTTACAGCCCACGCAAACTCCAGCATGGCAGCCGTAGTCTTGCCGCTCCGATTGCCGCCCAGCACGATCCGCTCGGAAGCCATGTCATCGTGGAAGGGCTTCTGATTGGCATTGGGCCGGTAGAGCCTTACAGACTCAAGCTGGCGGGATGCCAACTCCCGCTGGAGGTCGAGCATCTCCTGTCTGGAGTGCTGCGAGACATTATCAAGAGGGTTCGCCATGCGGAACCTCCACAAGGCGGCGCATGGACATGGCCTGCTCTATTTCCACTACGGGAATCTGGTTGGCCTGAATCATCCCATCGGGGATTTCCACCTCAGTGGACTGGTTCAGGTACTCCAAATTCTTCTGGGACTCCGCAGCCAGAGCAATCTTCTGCGCCAGCCTCGCCTCTAGCTCATCGTCGGTCATCAAGCTGACTGGCTTCTGGACCGCCCCGCTATCCGCCACGTTGTTCGTGAGCCTGACCACAGTCTCCAGAATGCTGGTGCGGATACGCCCGCCGGGTGGGGCTGAGTGGTAGGTGTGCGCCAGTTCGTTAGCCAGCCCGTTGACACCACCAAAGAGCGTATAGATCGACTCCAGTAGCTCTGTGCTGTGCGGGATGTTGCTGCCACCCTTGCGGACAAGAGGGGCCTGCATGAACGCTTCCGCTGCCCGCCGGGAGGTTGTCTCTACCTTCTGCCGGTGCTTGACCAGCTTGTAGCAGGCTTTGCAGATCGGCTGGAGGGTGTGCTGTGTTCCGGGGACCAAGGGCCACCGCCGCCGGTCGAGCGGCTTGACCAGACCACACGCCTCGCAGGCACGGCTACTATCCAGAGGACCGTCCGGGGCAACGTCTGGGATGTCGATCTCTTCCATGCTTCACCGATCAAGCTGGAGGTTAGACACGCTGGGGTCAGGTCGAACGCCAGAAGCCATCTTCTGCATCTTCACCAGAGGGCTCTCTTCCTCAGGTGGCTGGCCATCTTGTCGGGCCATCAGGTCGCCAACGCTCTGACCAGTCAGGAAGTTCCCAAGTCCAGCTACCGCATCAGAGGGCAGCCGGGAGTCGAGGAGCTTGCGGATCATGTCGCTCATGGGGCCTCCTTGCGTAAAGCCCGGGGGGAGCGTCGTGACTCACTCGCCCCCGGGCCCCACACAACACACACTCAGATCAGTTACCGAAGAAAGCCTTCGCGGTGGCACCTTCCGCAGCCGCAGCACCGGCAGCTTCCTGCGCCTTAGCAGCGGCCTTGGCAGCCTTGCGACCAGCCGAAGCCTCTTCCCGCATGGCCTTGCTGACCTTGTGGGCATTCTTGCGGGCACCACGGCGGCTCATCGGGGCCTTGTCAGACGGGGAGCCTTCGCCCACCGACACTTCTTCGGTCACGGTCACATCACCGGCACCATCGACCTCGACAGTTTCCTTGACCTTGACACCGGGGGTCACGGTCACATCCTGCTCGACTTCGACAGCCACCGGGGCAGCGACGGTCTTCTTGGTCTTCTTGCCGTGGCAGTCCGTACCGGCGTTGACAACACCGGAGGTAAGACAGCCAAGGAGGAAGGCAAGGGTGAACACAACAAACTTATTCATGGGAGCAATTCCTAGGGGGGAGGGGGGCACTAACGGAAGACTTGGGTGTAAGACGCGCCGACTTGACCAACACCAATCGTAGTATAGCGGCTACTTAGTATGTTTCTGCGGTGACCGGGGGAGTGCATCCAAGCTCTTACTGTTGCCTCTGGGCTAGAGTAACCCTTTGCGACATTCTCTCCATAGGGGCCTTTGCTGTGGTGCATCCTGCCTGCGTTCATTACTGCCGACCAGTTACGAGCGAACCTCATCATCTCTGGTACGGGTTTCAACGAGGCAAGACCGTGTTTGTTTCTCTCTATGTTGGTGAGCCGGATTACTTCCATCTCGCACTGATTACCGATTGGCGGCGGCTTCTTGACTACCTTCTTGGGAGGCGGGCAAGCTACGGGCTCTGGGATCAGTAGGGGAACAACTTGGTTGAGACATAGCAACGCAAAGGCTGCCATAGCCAATCCGAATGCCGCTCTCAGCGGAGTCATTTTGGATTACTTTCGAGCTTGAACTTCTCCAGCTTCTCTGGCGGCTTGGCATCGTAGATCACCGCATACACAAGGTCCCGGGTTACACTCGCCGCAACCTCACACCCCTGCCGCTCCAAGCTGTTCTTGAGTTCCAGTAGTTGAATGACCGTTCCGATCTCACGGGACTGTTCGCGGTTTCTCCTCCACAGGAGAGAGGACAGCCACAAGCTGATTGTCTTGGTTACAAACGGGCTCGTCAGAAGCAATACGCCAACGATCAAGATCAGGTTCTGTGGTGTGGCCCAGTCCATCTTATTCCTTTGTTAGGGAGGCGAATCTGTCGGACTGCCAGTCGATGAAGTTGGAGAGGTGCTGGAGGTCGAGGTAGTCTGGGTCACGCTTCTTGACCACTGCCAACATCGTCCGGCAGTACCTCTCCATCTCTCTGGCAAAATCCTCTGTCTCGCTACGTTTCTCCCATCCAAGTTGGCGGCGGGCAATAGTTCCGGTGATGTAGGCATTCCACTCGTCCAGCAAATAGATCGGACTCTTGTTCCAGTCCTTCCGTTGCTCGACCATGTAGAGCTTGTAGATCGCCCCCCGCTGGTTCTTGGGGACCGTGTTGGCCACCTGTTCAATGGTGATCTCTGGGTGTCTGAGGACGATTCCCTTGCCGTTCCCTACATAAATGCCGTGTTTGACCGTGCTGGCGTGAAGCCGGTTGGACACCCCGTGGTTCATCTCATGCGCCCAAGTCACCAGATCACCGGGCTCTGTGGGGTCAGCCCAGTAGTGAGGGTTCTCAAGGCGGCAGTAGAGGTCAGTAAGAACGTCGCACTTCTGCGGTGTTGGCTTCCTGAGGGGCGGGCAGATTCCAGTGACAAAGGGAAGGTCCGGCTTGACCAGCACCGACACAGTTTTGGGTTTGGGCGGGGGTGGGTCAGGAAGCCGGACTTGAGTTGGTTCTGTTCTTAGCTGGTAGGGCTGAAAAGATTTCGGCTGGCGGGGAGCTTTGGGCTCATCCCGCCAGCCGAAGATCGCAAGCACTAGGCCAACCAGAATGGCAATCCGCCCAGCGGTGATTGCTAGGGATTCCATTCTTGGGTTGGTCAGACGGTGGGCTCAGGCGTGACAGCCGGATCGACAACCGGAGCGGGTTCCACCACCGGAGCAACTTCCGGGGCGACAACCGGCTCGACCACCGGCTCCGGTGCAGCGACCGGGGCAGCATCGACCGATGGGGCCGGGGCAACCTCGACCACGGGCTCAACCGCCGTGGAAGGAGCCGCAACCGGATCAACGGCAGCGTCTTCAGTCGCAGGAGCTTCCTCGTCGGCACCCTTCGTCACCGGCACCACCGAACTACCAGCTTGCACGTTGACGAGCGTCCGAACCTTGCCCTTGGCCGCAGCCGAGATCGCAACGCCAATCGAAGTGCCAGCCGCACCAACCGCCGCAGTACCACCGGCACCGACACCCACCAGCGCACCGGGGGCAAAGGTAGCCGAGGTCATGATGGCAGTCGGGCCAGCGGTCACCAGCCAGAAGACATCGCCAACGGCAACACCAGCGGGCGGGAGGTACTCGTCAACCACACCCATCGGAGCGTCGGCCACCGCAGCCGCAGTGCCGTCCACCTCTTCAAGAATGGCACTCTTCTTGAACTTGGCGACCTGTCCCGCGAGAAGGGGGCCAGTCGAGGTGTTGCGAACCGCGATGCAGGTCACAAGCCGGTTGCTAAGGAACGAACCGGCATTGCTCGTCCGGGGGTCGGTGTCGGTGAACACCTTGGACGATCCAACGACGGCACCACCCTGAGTCGGGTCGGTAACACCGAGAGTCTGACCCCGGCCAAACCAAGGATCGGCACTGATGATGGACATGAAGTTCTACTTTCAGGTGAGGGGTTGGGATCAGGCAATCGCTTGCAGCTTAAAGAAATTACGCGGACTTTTCAGCTTGATGTTCCCGAGGACACTCACGACGTACCTGTACGCCTGTGTATCTTCGTTATAGAACGGTCCCTCGCTTGTGAGGAGGTTCCCTTCCATGCAGTACAGTTCCATGTTGGCGATTGACAATCCGTAGCCGCAGCCTGCCGGAACGGCATACTCGGTCGTGATGTCACAGCCATCCTGCATGAAGGAGTCATTAAATCCGTACTGCTTCAAGCCGGTGTTACTGGAGATGAGAGCCCGCTCCTTGCTGTCCAACTTGTTCATGTAGTTGATGTACAGCTTCCGGTCGAGGACAACCATGTCGATCTGGCTCTCCTTAGTATCATTGCGTTTTGCCTGTTGGATGCCCTCGCGCACAGCCTGAACGCACTGGTCATCCCAAGTGAAAGAGTCGCCACCCGTGGCGTTCTTGCCCTTGAAGTAACGGCTGGTGTAGTTGACCACGATTGGCGACCAGTGGTCATACTCTGGATCGGCCACACCGTTGGGCCAGCTACCCTCAAGCTGCGAGCCAGCCACGGCACCAAGGCCAGTGCTGAGTCCAGCGTAGTTGTCGGCGGGCCAGCCAAACGGATCGTCTGGGTTGGCAGTCCGCTTGCTACCATCGGTGATGTTGACCGTACCGTCGATGGCGAATACGGATTCCAGCCCATGAAATCGCAATTCATTGCCGGACTTATTACCGTCGATGTAGATTTCCTTCGACAGGTGCTGGCTCATCGACTCCTCAAGCCGCGTGGCCATGCCACCAGCGACGTTGATAAGTGCAGCCTGACCGCGATTCTCAAGCATTTCACGCTTGTAAATCGAATCCGTGACCTGATACCCACGGTACGGGAGGGTCGCGGTCGAGAAGAGATTCTGACGGGCAAAGACTCGGGGAGTCTCACCGTTGTTACCAGACACCGGCTGGTTCCGCATACGGACCTGCCAGTTGAGATTGAGGCCAGCACTGTTCATCACCACATTGCCGGAACCTTCCAGCATGGCGAAAACTTTGAAGCGACGGAACGTGGTCTGCTCAGTCTCCCGCAAATAGTTCTGGATCGTAGTCTGAATAACGCGGGCCCAGTCAGTGCTATTAGCCATTTGGCTCTCCTAGGTCAGATGTAACCGGCGGCATTAAGGTTTTCCGCCAACATTTG